CTGCTCTCCCCTTGGGCATTGATGTGGCTCATAGTTGCAATAGCGACCGCTAACGAGCTCGAAGAGTTCAGTGGCCCAGCTCAGTCTGTATTCTCTCTCATCCTTGCGAAAGTTATTTTAGTCATAAACTTCCTTCTTTACGGAGGTTGGTCGGATTTCTTTGTCTCTCTGACTGAGCTTTCCTTTATGGTTATTTTCAACTCCTGGTAGATTTTTTATGAAACCCTTGGCATACTCGGTTATACCGTCTTCGTAGTATTCTTTACTATGATGATTTACTATACTTCCCTCCTCGATTACTGGATTTACTTTACTTATTATGATAACACCGGCGCCTCTAAACGCTACAAAGTATTTTCATTTCTGACCCCCACCATACACTCCCGTGGAACAGTCAGGCTAGTCAACTAATCGGCAGAACGGCAACTCGGAACCCCACTTATACTGGGTCTTTATACAGATAAGAGTTAGGTCGACAGGGAAAGGTCGCTGCATCATTCTCCTGCTTTCATGGTCAAGAAGGGCCGAGTCACTGCTAACGTCAGAGGCAACCCTTTTACAGAATCGGCGCTCCAATTTTTCACCAGATACGAGATCCCCTTCTTTGCCAAGAATGCCACAAATTCTTCACAAGGATCAGCCCATAGCTTCTGCAGAAGTATGGCTAACCACACCCAATGCCTTGCGTGGAATAACGTTTCTAGCCTCCTGAATCAGGGTCATCGATCCATAATAGACGTAGGTGCTAAATATGGGCAGAACAGCAATCTTGTCTAGCGTCTAGTCACTCCCACTTGTGACCTTCCGACCAATGACCAGGCAGCGAGAGACATAGCTAATGCAACAGATCTAGCTATCAGAAACCTGCCAGCCGTCATCGGAGCTAATCTTGCTCTTGACTATGCTCCCTACCTCGTAGATTACCCTCTAGCGGACGCCGTAGAATTCCTCAGAGTGATTTCATTGCCCAAGCAAGTTGTCCACTACCACGCAGTACGCCCCTCCCACAATATCTACGACTAGACCTACCACAGAACCCAGATGGCCTCTAATAATCTTTGGTGCCAATTCCACAAGCATACCATGCTGCTTGATTAAGCGGTCCCCGTTTTTTCAGCTATTGATGTAGCCTCTGGAATAACTCCCGCCACCACATTATTTCTTTTTTTCGATTGTCATTATTACTTCCCTCGTAATACCGTTCCCGCCCCTGGTTACAATGATTCTTCAATCTTTGTGACTGGAATCAACTTTCACCCCTTCGAGGGCAAGTATGATCTTCCCATGGGCGAAGGACAGTATACCATCACCAGAGACACGATCGAAATGCAGACCAGAGAAAGCGGAATTGTTTACGAACACCCTGCTACTCACTGGAGACAGCCTCAAAATAACTACCCCTCTGGATTCGCCACCTGGTTCTACGATACCTGCAAGATCTCAGATTTTTCATCTAAACTTACCTTCCCTGTACATCTTTCCCCCGGTGTCCAGGTGTAGCCGTGCTGGAGAAACCAAGTCATCTTGGATTACTCTAAAGCAGCATCGCGAGAATTGAAAAACCTGCAGCCCAGCCTAGATCCTTCCCTGACATCGTCGTTTGCTACCTAAGCCATTCTTTGTTGCTTGTCTCAGCACTTGTATATGAGTCTTCCTTACAGCATCGATTATATCTTCTCCAGGACTGAGCGTCTTCTCAGACGTGCTTATTCCCGCTACTATCGCATTCCTCTAGCCAACAATCAGATATGGCAGGATTTCGATTCAACGCCTATCACCCGCGTAGTAGCGCAAGTGTTCGACGCCAACTCTCCTTATTAGGTTACGAGGGGACTTTCTGTCTTCAAATATTCCCTATATAGGAATCTTGGTCCAGCGCACACTCGAGAAGAATACAATCCAAGACATGCTCCAGTGTTCGACGCTACAGTTCCCCTCTTTAGAGAAGAGAGATTGATCAACGGCACGGATCATCTCACGAGATAAGCTCTCGATAGATAATGCGAAGTCGTATTTGACCACAGATTCTATGACTACTAGAACAAAAAATCATCTCAGA